CCGGGAACATAGGTAAACATCTAGATGGACTCCGAGCTGGTCTCGGGACGGACGTACTCGCCCTTCGTCAGCGTCCCCGCGACCACCTTTCCGCCCGATTTCTCGGTCGTGGACCACGTCCTCGCCTTCGCGTAGGCGGCATCCCGGTCTTCCGCCGTGGAAAACTCCAACTGCATCGTCATCGTGTAGCGTGTGATCGCCATAGGCGCCTCCCTGGTGTTAGCTCAGCGTCAGCAGGCTGGCCCCGAAGTCCACCGTGAAGGTCTCGCCGTCCAGGACCGTGATGGAGCTGCCGTAGTCGTACCAGCCCACGAGCGGGTCCGCCGGCGAGGTCGGCGTGTCGTTGTAGATGACGGCGTACCGGAACGGCCCGAAGGAACCGCCCGAGGCCGTGAAGACCACGTCCTGCGCCGTCACGGTCAGCGTGCCGCCGGTCTCCGAGCAGTCGTTCTGGATATCCGCGCCGCCCGCCGGGTAGCCGTTCTGGGCCGTGATCTCGGCGATGTCGGCCTTGACCGTGTCCGTGGCCAGCGGGGCCTCGTTGGTCAGGTATACCTTCAGGGTGTGCCCGGCGGCGTGGAGCTGGTGCACGCCCTTGGCCAGTTGCTCGACGAAGTCCTGGAACTTGTTGAAGCTCGCCATGATGTCCTCCTGTGGGGCAGATCGATTAATCCAGCGTTACGTATTCACGCTCGGGAGCCCCGGTGTAGAGCCTGAAGTTCGTAACCTTGGCCGGATATGCTCCGCGATACGTGTAGGCGTATATCTGGCAAAGATCATTCGGCCCCCATCCGGAGATGTCTTCCGAGTAAGTCTGGGGATTTATGGATGTGGTATTCCTGGCCGTACCGACGGCAACCCCGTTGCGGTATACACGGCCGTAGGCATTGATCCCGTCCGACCCGGACGCAAGAGCAAAACTGACCCGCAGTGTCCCGGTGCGGGTTACGACGATCTCCTTGACCTTCGTGTAGGATGTCGCCGCTGTCGTTTTTTCTGAATCGCTTCCGATAATGAAGTAATTTCCGGCCGTATAGGCGCCGATCTTCGCCCGCGTGATAGTGCCGTCGGCGATATCCGCGCCGGCGATCGCGCCAGCCTGGAATTTCCCGGAGGGGATGCTGCCCGCGGTGATCTTGGAGCCCCCGACGCTGGTCACCTTCGCATCCGTCACGGCGCCGGAGGCGAGGGAATCGGTCCCCACCTTGCCCGCTGCGACCCGGTCGTTGCCGAAGTCATAGATCTCGAGCCAGGCGTTGTTGGCCGCGTTGCGGAGCTTCAGCAGGTTGTTCGTCGTGTCGTACCAGAGCATCCCCGCGACGGGGTTCGACGGGGCGGAGGTCCCGCTGAAGCTGCTCTTCAGGCAGGCGAAATTGTTCTCGATGTTGCCGAGATCCGTCTGCCCGACATGGCTGGCGTCAAAGCAATCGTCCGTGAAGTTCTGCGCCATCTCATCCTCCCGTCTCGGCCCTGATCTGGGCGATAACCGCCTCGATCTCGCCGCGGGCCGCGTCTTTCTCCTCGATCCGGGCCTTGACCGCTTCGGCCTTCGCCTTCAGGGCGGCCGCAAAGCCGCCTTTCTTGTCCGGGTCATAGGTGCAGCTGAAGGTCTCCAGGATCTTTCCCGACTTGGAGTCGACCAGCTGCACATAGGCGGTGTAGACCTTGCCGGTTTTGGTTACCGTGTCCAGCCTGATATCCATGGCCATTGATCACCTCACTGCCAGTAGGCCGCCTTCATGTTCAGTTTGTACAGATACAGGACGGAATCCGGCGTGGGGTCCGTCAGCGTGATCTCGACCTGTACGTAGCGGCCTGTGATCTCGGGCGCGAGCAGCTCGAAGAAGGACGCCTCGTTCGTGAGCGATCCGGACGAATCCCCCCATTTGAGCTTCGCCCGGAGCTGCCCGGCGATGGTGGCGGCGAAGATCTCGTACCACCGCTTGGTCGAGATCCCGATGTCCGCCCAGGTCGTGCCGCCGGGCAGGATCCCGCCCCACGTCTGGTTCGATGCGACGAAGGCCGTCAGAAAGTCCCCCCAGACACGAACCGTCTTGATCGAGCCCATGTCGTATTCCGGGGACGTCCACGTCCCCGTGAGAACCCCGCCTGTGTGGGAGCATCGCAGCGCATCCTGGCTGTTGTACGTCGCATGCTCGGTGTTGGAGTGCGTACCCGTCGTGAAATCCCAGGACCAGGTGTTCTTGTCCTCGTAGCCCGCCGGGTAGCGCACGGTGCACTGGGCCGAGCGCTTCGTGTTCGCGTACTGCCCCCGGTTGTCTATGGGCGCGAGCCACCAGGTGAAGGTGCCCGGCCGCACGCCGGAGAACCGGATCATGGGGGCCTTGTAGAACCCCATGAGCAGGGCGCCCTGCCAGCCGTCGCCTATCCGCAGCTCGTAGCCCTCGATGTCCGGCTCGGAGAGGGCCTCGCCGATGATCGACACCGTGTCGGCGGAGGCGACGGCCGTGATGGGTGTCATGTCCGAGGGCAGGGACGTTTTGCCCTGGATCATGCGGGACACGGTATAGCTGCCCTCGAGGGGCTCCTTCGTCTCGAAGATGCTCACCGAGCGCATCCGGCAATAGTAGGTTTGTCCCTCCTCGACGGGGTCCAGCTGGAAATCCGTGGTGGCCACGGTCATGAACTTCCAGTCGCCCGTCTCGCCGATCCGGAGCCAGATCTCGGCATGCTTCCAGAACGGGTAGATCTGCGGATCGGGCGGATCGAAATCGATCTTCCAGCGTGTCCAGGACCGGCCGCGGTAGTTGTAGACCTCCTCGGCGTCCGAGACGTTCCGCACTGACGGCACGTCCGCCAGGGGCGAGGGCAGCGTGGTGTCGCGCCAGGAGTGAGAGGCCAGATCGTAGACGTCGTCATAAAACGAGGTGTACTCCTCCTGCAGCGACAGCGCGCAGGAGCCGTCCATGCCGATCCGGACGGCGGCAACGCGGAAGTACTTGTTCGACCATCCCGGCTTGCTGTGCGTGAACTGGACCACGTCGCAGGGCTCGAGGGCGGCGCAGCGCGACCGGGCCTGGAACGCCACCTCCTTGTTGAGCCGCCGGCGCTCGAGCAGGTAGTTTGCCATCTTGACGACGCTGGCCTGTCCGCCCGCCGCGGTCAGGTCCACGCTGTCCTCTCGGTAGCCCTCCGAGGCCACCGCGTCCCTGTCGGGCAGCACGTGGTCGTCCACCTGGTAGCGCTTCTCCGGGTTGAGGAACTTGCAGCGCAGGGCCGTGGGCGTATCGAACACGTCGGCCTCGGCGATCTGCAGGGTGGTGCGCCCTCCCTGGATCACGACGTCGTCCTCGGTGAGGGTCATCACGGAGGACTCGTAGCCCAGGTCGCGGTAGCGCAGCTTGAAGAGGTTCTCCGAATAGATCAGCTCGCCCCGGAAGGCGGCCAGCAGCAGGGCGATGTTGTCGGTCACGGCCTGGTTCTGGCCGATGCTGGCCGCGACCGTCCAGCCCTTCGTCTCGCAGTAGGTCGCCGTGCCGCCGAAGGACGTGTCGCTGAGGCGGGCCGGGGCGATGCCCATGCCGCCCCGCTGGGCGCTGCGGATGACCATGTCGCGCACGGCCAGGGCCGGGTTGTCCGACCAGGCCGTGGAGGCCGTGCGGGGGTCGTAGACCTCGAGGCCCCGGACCTCCACGGTGATCTCGCCCGGCGGCCCCTGGAACTTGTCCTGGTTGTACTTCAGGCGCAGGTAGAGGTAGGCCGTGTTGCGCAGGGGGTTCGTCCAGTTGATGTCGACGTCGTGCAGCGTGGAGCAGACGGATTGGTCGGCCGTCCCGGCGAAGAATTCATAGTGGACGTTGCCGCTTCCGTACTCTGTCCAGAGCTTGCCGTCGATCCAGATCTGGTCCACCCCGTCCACCTGGACGATCCCGTCGATGGGCCCCTCGCCGATGACGCCGACGAGGTGCAGGTAGTCGTTGCGGTCGCCCGTGGTGCCCACGTAGACGTGGTTGAGCCCCACCCGCACCCGGCCGTAGATCAGCGGGATCTCCGCCTGGCTGGACTTGGAGTTGATCAAGTGCCCCCGCGATCGCTCCTCCAGCGCCCGGCGCTGCTGCTCGGCGCGGTTCTTCGCCCGCTCGGCCTCGGCGAACCCGGAGATCACGCTCGAAACCGTGGCAAAGATGGACACCAGGATGAATCCTTCAAGCCCCATGGAACCTCCGCGCCGCGACGACGCGCATCTTTCGCGACAGGTTGAACGCCCGCACGCCCGTCTTCGGCGTCGAGGTCACGGCCACGTCATTGCCGCAGTATACGGCCAGCGTCTCGGCAAGCCCCGCAAAATCCACCAGGATCAGGTCCCCGGGCAGGATGTAGCCCGGCTCCACGGCCTCGCCCACGGTCCCCATCATCTCCCGCACCAGGGCGTCCGCCGCGGCCCGGTCCCGTTTCGCCCACTCCACGTAGCCGGCGCCTTGCACGCTCCAGCCCGCGTATTCGTCGGGCACGTCCATGCCGAGAGCCCGCAGGACGGCCCAGCAGAGGCCGACGCAGTCGTAGCCGTCGGGGCCCGTCCCGCCCGGGCGGAAGGGCTTGTCGACGAAGGGGGCCAGGACATCGGCGAACTTCATCTCGGGATCCTCCCCCACCAGATCTGTTGCTCCATGATGGACGGCAGGAACTCGAACCCGCCGAATTGCAGCGAGTTGCCCAGCGTCTCGCACCGCTCCAGGCTCTGATCGCACCAGGAGGCCGCTCCCGCATAGCCGCACTCGGTTCCCCGGAACACCCAGGGGCACGTGGACTGCGCAATGCGCAGCGTCTTCTGGTTCCACAGGACCATTTCATTGACGATCCGGATCTCCATGTCCGGCTCCACGCCCCGCCAGCCGCCGATGAAGCCCCGGAAGACCTCCTCGGCCAGAATCGTGTAGTCCGTCTTGATGACGCCGTAATAGAGGATGGCCGTTTTCTTCCGGACGTTCTCGCCCAGGAACAGCGCCGTGATCACCGAGTCGGCATCGTCGATCGTCACCGTGAGCCGCTCCACGCTCATGGCGATGGCCGAGGCGATGTCGGCGCTCCGGAAGGCGCGGGGCTCGAAGTTCTTGCTGTCGTGGCGGATGACGCGGTCCCTGTCCGTGTAGTACACCGGAGTGGAGAGCTGCAGCTCCAGCAGCCAGAAGGGGCTGAGCGTCTCGGCGGCCAGAGCCGCGGCCATGTCGGCGTCGAAGTTCTTCATCAGTTTCCCTTGAGGCCCTTCAGCTCCAGGCCCGTGCGGTAGAGCCCGTTGGCCAGGTACTCCTTCGTCATGCTGTCTTCCTTGAACCGGCAGCGGATCCGCAGGAACCCCGTCAGGTCGCAGGAGACGATCGCCCCGGACGAAGGCGGAGACGTGAACTGCACCCGGTCCGCACTCTCGGCGCCGCCTCCGGTCAGGATCGAGTAGCCCGTGGACTGCAACGCGAAATCCAGGTAGATCGCCTGGGCCGACGTGGACTTGCCCTGCAAATCGAAGGTTGTGGTCACCCCGTCCCCGACGCCCACGTAGAGCCCCTTGTACGTGTCCGTGTAGGGCACGTAGAAGTAGAAGGCCTCGTAGGCCCCCTTGCGCGCCTGGTAGAACTCCCAGACCTTCAGAAAGTCGGCCTTCGAGAGCCGGTCAGCGCGAAGCGTCACGTCATAGACCGCGAAGTCCTCCTTCTTCATCCGCTGCTCCCAGCCGCCCTCGAAGGAGGTGACGACGGTGCGCCACCGGGGGGCGATCTGCAGGGGGTAGGAGAGTTTCACGTCGTCGGGAAATATCGCCATGTCAGTTCCCCATGAACGCCTTCCAGTGCTTGAGCTTGCCGTCTTTCATCTCGGATGATACGGTCTGCGTGATCGCCTGCGGGTTGCGCCGGCAGACATCCGCGAAGCTCTGCGTGTCGATGGCCCTGATGTTGTTGACGATCACGACCCCGCCCGACCCCATGCCTTTCACGCCCAGCTCGCCCGAGGCGGTCCGCCCCAGGGGCATGACGGCTTCGGGGCCGTCCTCGCCCATGAGCCCCATGCCGGAGGCCATGCGGAAGACCGTCGGCCGCTCGACGATCCCGCCCGCGGCAAAGGGAATGAGGCGGCCGGCGCTGAAGATTCCGCCTTTCTCGAAGAACATCCCCGAGCCCCCTCCGAACAGGGCGAAGAGGTCAAGAGACTCCGCGCCGGAGAGAATCGAGCCCAGGCCGCCGAACAGCCCGCCGCCGGATGTCCCCCGCAGGCTCTCCATCACCATCTGCGCCAGCGTGTCGGACCAGGCGCGGGCCATGGAATGGCAGAAGCCAATCCAGACGTCTTCCAGGCTGTCCACCTGCCCCGTGAAGACGGCGAAGAAACCGTCGGAAAACGCCTGCTCCATGCCGCGTGCCGTCTGCTCGGCCTGCGTGCGCCCGCGGCGGAAGGATCCCTCGATCTCGCTGAAGTACTTCCGGGCGCCGGCGTCGAGGCCCTCGGAAAAGCTTCCCGAGAACTCCTTCATGCGCAGAATGCGCATCTCTTCGACCTCGAGCAGTTGCTTCGAGATCTCCCTGTGCTCCAGCGCCAGCTTGAGGATCTCGCGCTGCCCGCGCAGATCGTCCTCGGTGACGTCCTGGGATCGCTTCGTGATGAGGACACGGAGGCGGCCCTCCTCGGCCTCGAGGATCTTCCGCGTCAGGTCGAATTCCTGCACGAGCCGGTCGGATGCGCCGATAAGGCCCAGGCTCTCCTGATCCGCCAGCATTGTCTTGCGGAACCCGAGCCGCTGAATAACGTCCCGCGCCGAGGCGTCGGCCCAGATCTCGGCGATGGACCAGGCGTGCTCGCGCTCCGCCTGCTCGATTTTCCCGAGACGCTCCAGGCGCTTGGCCTCGTCGTTGTCACGGATCTTTTCCAGCTCCGCCGTGAGCCAGCGTTCGATACGGTATCGGGAGGCCCCCTCGTCCTCCCATACCGCCGCCTGCCGGTAGGCCTGCTCCTCGGCCGTCAGGGTGCTGCGGGCCCAGAGATCGTCGATGCGGTCGTTGAGCTTCGCGAGCTGCTCGACGCGCTTCTGCCCTTCCTTCTCGGCGATGGCCGTCTTCATCTTTTCGACGGCCCAGAACTTGTCGCGCTCGGCCTCGGCGCGCAGGAGGTTGCCCTCCGAGGTGGGATCGTAGGGGCGCTCGGCCGTGATCTTGCCGCGATAGGACGGCTGGCCGGAGTACCACGGAGATCCCGTTCCGTAAAGATCGGCCTCGCCCTTTATCCCCGCGGCGGCCCCCTGCTGCATGAAACGGTAAACGACGTCTATGACGGCGACGAGGCCCTTGCCGGCCTCTTCCTTGAAGTTGTTCCACGCGGCCCGCAGGCGCTGCATACTCTCGTAGGCTGTCTCGGCCTCGCTGCCGAACCGGCCCGTCTGGATGGACAGGTTCGCCAGCGCGATGTCGGCCAGCTTGATGTCCTCCACCCCGGCGGCGATCGCCTTGTTGAGCAGGTCCATCTCCTGCTTGGTCACCAGGCCGTATCGCTTGAGGGCCCGGGGCATCTGGTTGGCGATGGCGTCGGTGATCGTCTCGTAGGCCGTCTTGACGTCCTCACCGGCCAGCCGGGCGGCGTACCGGGCCCCCGAGGCGATGGCGATCAGTTCCTTGCCCTCGAGCCCCTGGGCAATCCCCTTGGCCGCCTTCTGCATGACGTCGGAATCGTCCATGATGCCCTTCGACGCGGACTTCATGGCCTGATACGTTTTCTCGGCGTTGATCCCGACGCTCTCGGCCATGAGCCGGTAGGACTCCTCGGTCTGTTGGGCTCGCGCTCCCATTTCGGCCAGGTCCTTCCCGATCGAGGCCATCTGGTACAGACCGACGCCGGCGATGGTGAAGGAGAAGAGCCCCTTGAGCTTCGACGAGATGCCGTCGGCCGACTTCACCAGCCCGTCCAGGGAGGAGCGGTACTGGTTGACGCCAGCAACCCCCGCCGAGGCGTCCGTGGTGATTCGAAGCCTGACCTCATTCTCGGCCATTACGCTTCCCCTTCATCTCCTCGCAGTTCTTGCAGGCCCACGCCAGGAACTCTTTCCCGAAGACGGCCTCGCATTCCTTTCGCTTTTCCTCGCCGCAGGGGCCCGCGGCGTCTTTCTTGCGGAGGGCCCGGAGCACCTCCTCCTCGAAGGCCGCGACCTTTTCGAGGAAGAGTTTGTCGGGGGCGATCCCGCAGCACCGGGCGGCCTCGCAGACGGCGGCCAAATCGATGGCGTAGACGCCGCCGAACCCGACCCGCCACTGCGTCCTGCAAAGCAGGAGGAGATCCCAGATCGCGGCGTTGCCGGGAAGGACCTGCGCTTCCCCCTCACCCGAGACGAAGACCCGAGTGAGGTCGATCAGTTTTTTATTTCGTCCCGCTGCCGCTCGGCCTTCGCGACCTCGAGGCTGTAGGCGAAGGCCATGATCCACTCGGCAAGCGCCGGCTGGTTCATGATTCGCTTCTTCGACTCCAGGTCGACGGGCAGGGCCTGCCCGTCGTCGTCCCCGATCCCTTCGAAGTCCTGGATCAGGTAGTCCGCCAGGGCCTCGTCCAGCTTCTCGGGGTCAGCCTTTTCCACGGGTACCATCCGCCGCGAGCGGGGATCCAGGTCCATCTCGGTGCTGACGAAGGGGCGGCGCAGCTCGCGCAGGACCTCCCCGGTCAGCTTGCGGACCCGCAGCCGCACGCCGTCCTGGAAAACGCCCCATGTCCCGTCGGGCAAATTCTGCGGGTCGAACCCGAGCTTTCCGATCTTCAGCATCCGTCCCTCTCCTTTCGGTTATGCCGCGTAGGCCGCGACCTTGTTGCCCACTTCCACCCGGCAGCTGCCGTAGGTGTCGTCCTGGAGGACGACGAGGTCCCCGGCTTCGGCCAGGACCTTGCCGTTGACCGAAATGGGCGAATCCAGAACGGCGCAGCGCGGAAAAACGAGGTCGACGAAGTAGTTGCGCCCCGACTCGAACTCGGCCCCGGTGGCCTTCGCGTTGACCCCGAGATACTCGTTGTCCTTGATCTTCTGCTGCAGGATGAAGTCCCGCATCTGGCGGTTGAGCTTCAGCGTCTGCAGCCGGCCCTGGCGGATCACGTAGTTGGCGTACGTGCCGGTGCCCCCCACGCGGAATTCCACGGCCAGGTTGTTGTTGACGACATGCTCGATGCTCTCGATCTCGCTCGACATCGTGTGCCCCTCGAGGAAGGCCGTGCCGTTCCACTTGCCGCCCACGCGGACGACCAGGTCCGTCACCCGCAGCGGGGGCTCGGTCACGCGGGCCGGAAAGCTGCACCAGGCGGGCTCCGTGGGGACATAGAGGATCTCGTAGGTGGTGGACGTTGCGACGCCGCCCGGGGCGGTGATCGTGAGAACGGCGGGTGTGGCCGCCGAGACGGCCGTCACCGTCACGTCCTTCCACTCGCCCGTGGTGGGCACGAGGACCCGGACCTGATGCACGTTGTCGAGGCGCTCCTGGGCCGTCGAGCCCTGGACGGCATTGGCCGCCAGGGTGAGGCTCGTGGCGTTGTAGGCCTCGGCGACGGATTCCTTCGCCATGTTGTCGGCGTACTTGCCCGTCCCCTTCACGCCCAGGGAGAGCCTCGCCCAGGCATCCTTCGCAAAGGTGGCCGTGAGCTGGTCCACGTGCATCGAGGCGAAGCGGCGCTTCATGATCGTCTGCCCCAGGCGCATGGCCGCCGTGAAGGAGGGCAGGAACATGTCGGCCGTCGGGGTGATGACGTGCTTGTAGCCCGTGCCCCAGGCCGAGGCTGAACGGCTGCCGAAGGCAAAGGCGTAGCCGAAGCCGAAGTGCTGCGCCTGCGCCTTCTCGAACTCCAGGGTCCCTTCCGCCAGGGCCCCGAGGTCGTAGACCGTGTCGGCCTCTTCCTTGCCGGTCAGCTCGTTGCGGTTGTCCTCCCGCCGCGGCTTGAGGAGGATCACGTTGCCCTTCGCGACGAGCATGGAGGTGTCGAGCGTCTGTTCCGTGTTCAGGGCGGTCTCCTTCGCATTCGCGGAGACGGCCAGCAGGTTGTAGTCGGCCAGGTAGTTTCTCATCGGTCCTCACCTCCTTCGGGTTCGTCCGCCGGCTCGAAGCGGTCCTCGTACCCGGCCGGGATCTCGTCGTAGGACGCCCCGGCGCGGTAGGTCCGGCCGGCCAGCGGGCCGTCCACGATCGTGATGTCCGGTCCGTCCGGTTTCATGCGGTACTTCATGGCAGCCTCCTTAGCTGATCTTCATGAGGTTGACGACATAGTAGCGGTACTCGGCCGTGCATTTCTTGCCCGTGCCGTAGGTGACGGAGACGGTCACGCAGCGCAGCTCGCGGGCGTTGTCAGCATCCAGAATCGCGTTTTCCGCGTCGCTGATGGTGATCTCGTGCGTGCTGGAGACCGGCGTGAATGCCGTGTCCCCCTTGATCTGGGTTCCCGAGGCGACGTCGTCGATCCGGTATGTGCCGGACGTGGGGGTCACCGCATTGCCGGCCTCGTCCGCGAAGGAGAGGGTGACGATGCTCGTCGATTTCTCGTTGACCGTGTCGTAGCGCATCCTTCAGAATTCCCACTTCCCGACCTGGTATTCGACCGTGATCCGCACCGTGGCGCGGCCGACGCGCTCGTCCTCGGTATTCAGCTCGATCGAGTCCCCGGCGGGCTCCGTCAGCAGGGCGAGGCCGCCCCACGTCTCGTCGGCGCCGATCGCCCGGTAGATGTCCTCGAGATAGGACCGCGCCAGGGCAGGCGGGATGTCCTGGCCTATGGCCTCGATAACCAGCGCGACGCGGTTGTCGCGCTCGCGCATCGTCCAGGCTTCGATCTCGGTCTCCGTGTCCCTCAGGCAGACGGCCGGCAGGCTATCGACAGGGATGGGCGTCGTCTGCCATTCCAGGACGTTCGCCCCGATATCCGTCGCGTAGCCGTTGGCGAGCCGGATCGTGGCCAGCCGGGCCCGCACCGCGTCGATGATCCGCTGCCGCACGCTCATGCCGCCTCACCCGATCGTCGTCAGGATCATCGTCGTCAGCCCGGCGCCGTCCGGCTGCATGTCGATGATCCGGTAATGCGTTTCGCCGATGAACAGCGTGTCGCCCACCTTCGTGCCTTCGATGTCCGCCGACCGGCAGGTCGCCTGCCGTGTCGCCGTCCGCACCGCCGCGGCCGGGCCTTCCACCAGGACCGGCGATTCGTCGATGAGGACGGGAATGTGCCGGGGATCCGCCCCCTCGCCCAGGTCGGCCTCGACGGCGAACTCGTCGGCATTGAGGAACACGGCCAGGTCGGCCTCGAGCTGGTCCTTGAAGTTCACGACGGCTTCCCCTTTTTCCCGAACCCGAAGATCATCCCGAGGCCTGCCGCGATAACAGCCCCCGGCAGAAGCATCTCCTGCGTGATTACGATGTCGTAGCCGAGCAGCTTCGCCGCGCCTGCCGCCGTGGTGGCGATGCCCAGGAGCGTGCTCTGCCAATGCTTGATGTTCGCGAGTATGTCTTCCATCCCTGCCCCCTAAAAGATGTCTGGCCCCGCCGGGAAATACTGATGGTCGACGAGGAGCTTGTGATAACTGCCGCGCCCGCCCGCGCATACTGCCGCGTACATGGGCCACCGGATCGCCCACCGGACACCGCGAGACGTCATGGCCTCCAGGAACAGCCCGTTCGCCTCCATGAAGGTCGCCACCGGTACCGAATCCTTCCGGAATAAATAATCGTGCAGCACAGCCTCGCGGTGCGCGCGGTCGCCCCAAAGCAGGTAAACGAACGGCAGCCGGGGGACGCTTGCCAAATCGGTCTGGAACCCGGTCGGGACCACGATTCGCCGACCGTCCCGCGTGATGAAGATCAACGGCTGCAACAGCTCGTAGACCGTCCGGCCCTTCTTTTCCCCGATTTCCTTCATGCAGAGGTCCGTGATGAACAGGCCCCGCTCTAGTTGTTTCGCTAGTGCTGCCATATAACTTCCCTGAGCCGGTGACAGAAAAGGACGAACCAAATCGCTGCGACCGCTACACCGACCACGACTATAACCCATTCCGTTTTCTTGAACCGGTCTTTAGACATCCGGGATCTCCGCCGGGTCGAGCTTCAGGTATTCCTCGTGAACGATTTCCATGTAGGCGCGGATCTCCGCGTCCGTCTTGCCTGCGAGCTGCATCGACTGGAAATACATCATCAGCCCGCTCTTCGCCAATTCGAGCAATCCTGCGATAATCAAGGGGTCCATCCTGCCCTCCTTTACTGGCGCGTCAGCCCTGCGCCGATTGAATTGAGAAGTTCGTAAATGGCCTGCTCCTGCTCCAGGGTGGGCGTCCCGCCGATTTTCACAACCGCACCATAGGCGTCGATGAGGGGTCTCGCCTTGGTGAGGACCTCCTTCTTCACCCGTACCACCTCGCGCTGTGCCGGGGTGATCGAGGGGTCCGTCGCCATTGTATAAGCATCGTGCCACTGGGCCACATACGCTGCCTCGAACTGCGTGAGCGTAAGCTCAGCAGGTTTGATCGTGGACCCTTGATTCGGCGTCGCGCACCCTGCGAGCAGGAACAGCGCCATGATAATTCCGATGATACTGATCTTCCGCATTGTGCCCTCCTATATCCGCCCGTCCGGGCTCATGGAGAAATGATTGCCGTCCCCCGGGATGTCCCCGCCCCACCGGTTCATCGGATGCAGGGACTTCCAGAATTCCCCCGCGGGCCGATAGAACCCGCTGTCCGTCACGAGGGCCTTCTTCTCCCGGTCCACCATCGGGATGTCGATGGCGAGCCGCTCCAGGTGCAGGCTGTTGCCGCTGCCGATTCCCCGATCGGCGTTCCGCCGTGCCTGCTCGGGGGTCCGCCAGAGCTCGCCGCCCACCACCCAGAAGCCCCGGTAATGCTCCTGCATCCAGCGGACGAGGATCGCGAGGTTCCCGAAGAATATGTGCTGCATCTCGTTTTTCGTCATAGCCCGGACCCGTTGCGCAGCAGCTTGTCGACTTTACCGTCGATCTTGCCCAGCCATGCGTTGACGCCCTTGAGGGCCGCGACGACTCCGGAGTGGTCCTGGCAGTGTTCCTTCGTGCACGGCCGCGGGGAAACCACCTTGAACACGATGGCGACGACCGAGAAGCAGACCCCGCAGATCGCGATTGCCGTCCCGATATCCATGATCACCTCGCCATCAGTTTCCAGGTGCAGGTCACCTGATGAGTCCAATACCAGCCGGTGCGGACGGCGCTGCAGGAACCGTGAACGTAAAATTTACGGGATCGCTCTCCTTTCGGGTCCACGGCTCCGGGTAATTCTTGTAGGCCCGCACCGTGATCGTGTGCGATCCCGCCGGGAGGCCCCCGATGTCGAAGTACATGCGCACGCCGCCCGTCACGGCCTGTGCCGGAGACTCCACCACAGCGCCGCCATCCACAGATACAGCGAAACCGTCAGGCTGCACTCCAGAAGCAGGATAAGGATCGCTGGCCACGAAGGGAGACGGCCAGGCCGAAACGGGGACGAGGATCGCGAGAAACAGAAAGGCGATGACTTTTTTCATGGGTCTCTCCTCTTCCGGTTGACGGCCCCTCCCGGCCTTTGCGGCCCGGGAGGGGCTACGGCGACTAGGCAAACCGCTTGTGGGCCAGCATGACGCACGACGAGTTGCCCGTCGCCGTCCCGCCGGCCACGGTGGCCACGGCCCGGACGATCCGTTTCGCGTCGGCCACGGGGAAATGGATCGCCTCGAAGGCGGCCGCGTTGCCGACCTCCGTGAAGGCCGCGCCGGGGATGTCCGCAAAGTTGTACTGGAAGATGCGGTACAGCAGGTTCAGCGTGGTGATGTCCGTCCACGGGGTGTAGTCCTCGGCGTTGCCCCCGGAGGCAACGGTGAGGCCCTGCCAGCTGATGTAATTGGTGTCCGACGCCGTGTAGTTGCTGGTGAGCACCAGGTGGTACACGGTGGAGTTGGCCACGTCCACAGGAGCCGTGAAAACGAAGTCGTACCAGTCGTAGGTGGCCCCGACGCTGTTGGCCAGGATCGTGGCGGTGCCCAGGGCGGTGCCGGACGGGGCCCCCGCGTTGTCCGTCTCGATCGTCAGCGTCAGGATCTTGTCCGACGCGATCGTGCCGGCCTTCTTCAGCTTGAGCGCGACGCGCTTCACGCTGCGGGCCCCGGACTGGGTGAACTGGACGGCAACCTTCGTCTTGCCGCTCGTGACCTTGTTCAACGGCTTGTCCGTGTCGCCCGTCTCGTTGTAGTTGCTGCCCAGGGCCGCTGGATCCGAGGCTTGGAATTTCACGTTGAGCGTGATGCCGGAACCTTGTGCCTCCGCGTCGAGAATCGCCTTGGCGTGCCCGAGGTAGTGGGACATGTCGAATTCCGGCCCCTTGTAGGTGGCGCCGCGAACCGCGAGCGGCAGGACCTGCTTGAC